ACATGATTTCGTTTCTTGTAAATTTGTCTGCAAGCTCTGCGAGCTGACTTGTTGGAACGAGCCTGAACGCGTCTCTGAAGAACATAATTGACTGACCTTGTGTTCTTGCAGTCTTGCTGATCCATTTTCGTTTCATGCCGTTAACGATCGCTGAACAGAACGGTTCAATCGTTCTACTGTTATAGGTAAGCATTGTCTGTTCGTCTGCGGTACCGTTAAATACTGCTTCAGAAATACCCATCTGACCATATAACATATTCATCAAGTATTCGATCTGTTTGAGAAGATTATTCTCTAAGGAACGATTTAACTGCGTAATTTTTTCAGTAGAATCAATGTAGGCAATGCCGTATTTTGATTCTGTAAGCTGCATTTCAATCGACTTCCGACGTTTGTTCGCCTGATTCTGTCTTGCTGCATTTCTAACTGTGTATGGAAGCTGAATAATAAGATCCAGTTTTCCAGAACCGCTTTGCTCGTCAATTGCATCAAGCAAATTCAACTTTCGAATAATTCTTTGCAAGTTAGAATTAGGTCCGTTCATTGTCGCGTATAACGGATTTTCAATAATCGCTACCATTGACTTTGGTAACAGAACCTCGTTTCGATTTCCGGTCCTCTCATCATACAAACTAACCCGGACGTGCTGCGGAAACCATTCCACAATCTTACCGACTCTCAAAGAAAGAATCTTATAGCCGTTTGAATCTGTCGGATCAATGTCTGTATCGATGGGCACAACCGCTACAACGCCTTCATCACACATGGAATGCGCTATATCCTGAATAAGTTCTCGACCAGATTGATCAATGTTTGCTTCGATGGTCAAACATTTATTTAAGTCCGAATCGATGGTCTCTAAATACATACCCGTCCCATCGACTCTGACATGCTGAAAAGTGACGGAGGCAACATCAATCGCAATACGGTTATACAGTGCCGTAATCATGCTGCGATCGGTTCCTCTATAGTATCTGGATCGATCTGGTCTAAAACTTGATCCAGAACCAACTTCAGAAGAATAATACTCGTAATCTTTATTGTTTCTAAACGCGTTCCAGCCACTTCGGATTCGCTCTAATAAAGATGCCATTGGTTATTCCTCCTTATGTAATCTTATGTTTTCGATAATCTTCTAAGATTTCATCAAACATAAGTTCTCGATCTCCGAGTTCATTATTAAGTTCAAATACTGTAATGTTTTTGTTCTTTTCAATGAAATCGTAGACATTTCTTCTTGTCGCAGAAGCTCCATTTGGAATGACGACTGCCAAACCTTCTGAAGAGTCCCTCCGCATAGCCTTGTCTTTTCCGGCGAGCCATTCTTTAGAACCTTCTTCGGCTCCCGGAACGTTAACTGTAACGTTTTTCCATTTATTGTCCGCTAAATAACGTGCCTTATGTCCGGGTGAATAAATCCTGACATTTTGATATTTTTTAGATTTTAAATAATCTTGAACCTGTCGATCTATTCCTGGTGCATCGCCAACAAGGATTTTCTTATTTTCAGAAATGTATCCATCTACTTTTTTTCGAATCCCGTCAGGAAGTTCTTTTCTATAAAATTCACTTGCTTCATCTTGTGTTTTAGACGAGCCTGATATAAATACAGAATTTCTTCTCCAGTTTCCTGTACCGATTGGGGCACCATCTTTCTTACTGCGACCATAATGGTAAAGTTCATCATTTCTAATGTATCTAACCATACGCCCTCCTAAATCTTATTCTTTGAAAGTAAGTATTCGGCATACGCCAACTCCTCCATCGTAAGATTAAGAGCGGTCGCTTCATCAGATACTTTTTCGGAATATCCGTAACGTTTCATAACTTTTGGATCAGAAGTGAATGCTTCAAAGTGTTCATCACCACTTTCACCACGGTTTCTTGCGTAGTTTATTGCAGTATTAAATCGATTCCATGCCGGTTCAATAACTTGTAATTCATAGACTTTGTTAAAAGCTTTAGCAATAATATCTTCGTTATAAAACTTATTCGGAACCGATTTATCAGAAAACTGTTTCATTTGAGAGAACGTCCCATGTAAAGCTTTCTGATAAAACTTAGCTTCCGACTCTCTTGCGAGAGTTTCGTTTTTTGCAAGTTTAGCTCTTTTGTCTAAATCCTTATTTTGTGAACGAGCGTATTTTGCTCTAGCCCATCTCAAATAACGATTTTGCTGTTTTGTAACAGTCGATGTTGAACCGATTGTTTTTAGCAGCTGTTCAGCAGAAGCGCGTGAAGCGCCTCGAATATAGGCTTTTCTCGCTTTTTTATTTAACGATTCTCCGGCATATTGTGATGTGCGTTCGCCCCAATGAGAAACGTTATAACGTCGCCAGTTACCAGTTCCGACTCCTGGAGCACCATCTTTCTTACTGCGACCGTAATGGTAAAGTTCGTCATTGTTCATATTTGGTTCCCTCATTCAAATGCATCTGGATTAACCTTGTATGCAACATATGCGTCCATCATCGCAGCTACTGCGTCGATTTTCTGATCATTACGTTTCTTCATTAGTTTTCGATTGCCATTTGTATCTTCGATTGCGATACAGTTGCCCATCGTATAAGTCATAAGTTGTTCATCGAAAACCAATAATCTTTCATGAGCAAGGGTCTTAAGCTCTCCCAAAGGGACAGATTCTGTTCTTGCTCCTTGTATTACTTTTTCTATCCCATAAGGACCGTTTTCCATTGCCCATCTTTCCACAAACGCTTTTGCGTTGTATGGGTCATATCCAAATGTTCGAACATCATAGTTCATCTTATCTATATGACCATCCAGATCATCAAAGACTTCCATCATGTCCAGAACGGTTCCTTCCATAATGACCAATGATCCTTCGTTCATAAACTGCTCGTACTTTTGACGCTGTGCATGGGGCAAACGTTTCAAAGTCAATGATGTTATGTAGTTTCTTGTCTTTACACCAAATCCGCCATATGGAAGCGGAAATAAGAATGTAAATGCACAGAAGTCATCGCCTCTTGATAAGTCTGCTCCAAGAGAACAAGGCATTCCCCAAAAACTTCTCTGTGGATGTCTCAACGTTTCTTCATACGTAAAGAAGTAAGTAAAACCCTCCATTGGAATGCCAAATCTCTTTGCAAGAATGTCATTTCTAGCAGATGGGTTTTGTTCAGCTTTCTCAACGTCCAACTGATAAGTTTCGTATGTTACAGTTTTTCCTAAATTCGGATTTGCTTTTAACCATTTTGATGGATCGCCAACCTCGGATAAATCGTCAAGCTTGTAGTACCAGATTGACACATGAGGATTCACATATTCGCCCTTAAGAATCTTCAAAAGCTCCATCTTCATGTCGTCACCGGCACCATCTCGAACCGTTCCTTCTGAACTTGTTGAAATGATCAGAAAATTCGGAATCTTAGAGGCACCTTGCTCGATAGCAGTGATCGGGCTTTCTCTCAGATCACCAGATAGCCATTCATCAAGAGTTGCAATTTTACATCTCAATCCCTGAAGTTTATCGATGCTTAAGGGACGGACTTCAATCAATGAATTCGTAAGTTTGTTTTCGATTCCTTTTTTTGTCGAAACCAGTTTGACCTTAGTGGAAGCTTTTCCGGTTGTATTGTTAATTGATCCTTCTGTAAGGAATGCAAATAATGCTCCTTTAGCTCTATTAATCGCGGTTCGAATCGGCGACATCACCTCATCAGACTGCTTCATTGTCGGAGAAGTTGTTATCTGTTGAGTTGTAGAAGTATCAACAACGAGAAAGAACGCTTGCATGAACGAATCGTATAACGATTTTGCAGCGCCTCGACCAACGATTAAATATTGGTAATTTCTCAAACGCTTCTTTACTCGTTTTGTCACATAGTGTCCGCCATGCCCATGCTGATCTGGCTGCCAAACACTTCTTTCTTCAAAGTAAAACCAACTAAGAACGTCTTCGCCCCAAAGAGCGAATGTATCAAGGATGTTAACATCGCTTCCGTCAGTGAGCGTCATTTCGTTTTCACAAAACGCGATCCAATTTTCAACAGCTTCATCATCATAGTAAAAATTCGGGTTGGCAATAAGACCATCGATAAGGTTCATTTGCATTGACACTTCTTCATTTACTGGAATGTCGCCGCGAAGAACGGCATCTCTAAACATTCCATAGTATTTAGGAGTTGCCGTATTTGAAAGCATTTTGATTAATTCCCATTGCCTTTTTTCTTACCGCCTTTACCGCCTTTGTTATTGTCATTCTGTGTGTCATTATTGGAATGCGATTTTGTATATTCAAATATTTTTGACATCGCGTCTAACATCTGCTGTTCTTTAAACATTTCTTCTTTAAACTTGATGGCTGTATCAGGATCCTTGAGAGCGCCGGTTGCATATACCTGCCCAAATGTACTCAATAAATCTTGTGCAGCGATCTGTACAGGGGTCTGAACCAAGTTGTTTTTATACGCATCATATGATCCTTTAAAACTTCTAAAAACGTTAAAAGCGGTTAAGCCGGCATTTCCATAATTAACTAATGTGTCGATTAACTGACGCGGTACATCCATTTTTAACATTCTGGCTTCAACCATCGCCCGATTAGCTTCGGTTTCAAGTCTGGTTCGTTCTGTAAACTTTCTTAACTCTTCATTTGAAAACTTTTCAAACTTACCACTCTTAGCTTCCTCTTTACCATTAG